TTAAAGAAGTTATTGCAGCCCTGCGGGCTGAAATGGAGCAACTAGATACAACAACTGCAGAAGGATCTAGGCACTACGCCGAAAACGCAAACGCCGCCAATCGCCTAGAAAAGCAGCTTAACGATCTTGCTGGTGCATATCGTAATGTAAGCACTATGGCGACGCAGGCTGCCACAGCCGAGCAGAACGCCGCTAATAAGCGCATCCGCGACAACTACCTCAACCGAGGGATGGTACGCCAGCAGGAGGCTGCTTTTGCCGAACTTGGCCAGCGCGTGCGTCAAGGCGTAGCTACAACCCCGTTGCTTCTCCCCGCTGCCGGTCAAACCAGTGCCCCTGGTACAGGACTACAGATAAGCGCTGGCCAGGGTGTACGTGTACGACAGGGCAGAGCTTCTGGAGCAGTCCAACAGATATTTGCCCCCGGCAGCGGTGTTGGGGGTGTGCGTTTTCCCGGCGAGCGGGAACGTCTACAACCGACGGCTACAGCAGAAGAGGCTGATCGTGCTCGGCGTAGTTACATAGCTGAAACAGATGCCCGTCGTGCAAATACCGCAGCTGTAGAGCAACAGCGGGCGCGAATGGAGACATTACGAGCTGCCGTAGATAAAGCCACTACGGCAAACACAGGCAGCATCAATTCCTTAACTAACCTACGCGAAGCTCTAGCTAATCTCCGTAACGAGCTTCCATCAACAGACAAAGAATTTAAGCAATTAACCAATCGTCTTCAAGCAGTAGATGAGCGCGCCAATAAACTATCCACTAATGTCGGACGTAAGCTAACAGGAATGCAGCTCGCCCAGGGCGTCGGCGCGGCGCTCAGTGGCGGCATCTTCGGCGGCCCCGAGGGTCTGATTGGTGGTCTTGGCGGCTTGGCTATCGGCGGCGTGGGCGGCTCCTTTGCTGGTGCGGCCTTTGGTGCGCAGGTTGGTATGTTCCGCCAGCAGCTCGGTGCTGTGACGGAATACTCCGCCCGCATCGACAAACTGCAGATCGCCCTGCGCGGCATCGTTGGTTCGCAGGACGCTTATAAGCAGGCGCTGGCCGCTGCCGCTTCTGTGACGCGTGACCTCAACATCCCCCAGGAAGTTGCGATCCAGGGCATGACCCGCCTGAGCGCTGCAGTCAAGGGTGCCGGCGGAAACGTAAGTGATTCGGCCTTTGCGTTCCGTGCCATCAACGAAGCGGTCAAAGCCACCGGAGGCAACGCGGAGCAGGTAGACGGCGCCCTCCTCGCCCTCACGCAGGTCTTCTCCAAGGGCAAGGTCAGCGCCGAGGAACTCAACCAGATCGCTGAGCGCCTTCCCGGCACCTTCACCCTCTTCGCTAAGGCCGCCGGCATGACCGGCCCTCAGCTGCAGAAGGCTCTCCAAGAGGGCCAGGTAGGCCTCAACGACCTGCTGAAGTTCCTGCAGCTCATCAGCAGTCAGTACGGTCAGACAGCACTGAAGATCGCAGCATCCAGCCAAGACGCAGGCGCTCGCCTAAGCGTTGCCATGAAGCAGATGCAGCTCGACGTGGGCCGTGCTTTGCAGCCTATCGGTGCTTCACTACAGAGCGCGTTCGCTGATTTCATCACAAAGATTACGCCAGCCTTTATTGCAGCTGCGCAGGGCCTAGCCGCTGCATTTGAATTTTTGATCGAAAATAAAACTGCCTCGGGTCTAGCGACTTTTGCACTGCAGTTGGGTGCGGTCACAGCCGGTTTAGTCGCGCTGCGTAGTGCTATGACTGCGATCTCAGCGCTAAACATCGCTACAACGTTTACGTCAGCGGCTGCCTCGGCTAAAATTACAGGCGATGTACTCGCCTCGACTGCAACTAGCGCGGGTAGTCTCAGTGCAAAGCTTGTAGGTTTACGCGGCTTAATCGGTAACCTCGCTCTATCCTTCGCTAAGCCTCTAATACTTACAGTAGCTGTTGTAGGCGCAGCGGTAGTAATAGATTATCTGAATAAGATCAATGCAGCTAAAGACAGACTAAAACGTGCAGGTACAGCTAGCAGAGGCGATACATGGTTACAGGAAATAGGTGGAAGCGCGCTGGACGTAGCCGCATTGAGAAGGCAGGTACAAGCGGCCGGCGACACATACCAATACCTGGCAGACAAGATTAAACAGGCTAGAGAGGAGCAGGCTACTACGCCATTTAAGCCAAGGAAAGAGTATCTGCAGACGCAAATAAACGCGGATCTGGCAGATTTAGCGATAGCACAGTCGCGTTATAGAGCTGGTATTGATGCCCTCGCGCAGCGTACCCCAGCTAAACCAAGTCTGCCTAGATTTCCAGGTCTGTCAGTAGAGGACGAAAAGAAGAAAAACTTGGCCGAAGAAAAACAGGCGCGGGACGCTCAAACGGCCGCGGCAGAACAGCAGCGCCTTAATAACGAAATCTTCGATCAGCAGATCAAGGCGCAGGACCGCCTGTTTGAGCACGGCATCGCCCTGGATCGCCAGCGCTACGAAATGCAGAAGCGCCTTGATGATCTGCAGTCCCAGAATCGCGTTATGCGCGAAACAGGGGTCTCCCGCGAAATCGTTAGCAACTTCGAGGACTTGCAACGCGGCTTGCGCGACATCGAAGAACGTCGCATGGAGACCACCGCCGCCATCGTCCGCGCTAAGCAGGCGCAGCAGTCAGCAGAAGCACGCTCCAGCTTCGCCGCCGCCGGTGCTGCCGCGCTTAGCGGTACGGCGGGAATCATAGCCAGAACAGGTAGCACAGGTCAAAGCACGGGCCCCCATCTTGACGCACGGTGGGCTGATGGGCGCCGCATCTCTGTTGCAGACGTAGACCGCTACATCAGCGTTAATGGTCGTACTCCTTCCAGCTACGGAATCACAAGCCCTTACGGTCCGAGAAGTATGTTCGGACGCTCGTTCCACGCAGGTATAGATTTCGGCACACCATCAGGCAGCGGAATTACATTAAAGGACGGTGCAACTCTGTTGCGTGACTTAGGTTTTACGGGGGCTGGTGGGTACGCCGTTGAAATCAATACGAAGCAAGGGCCTATGCGTCTGCTGCACCTACAGCGTGGTTCCACAAAGCTGCCCACCGGCGCCCTAGCCCAGCAAGGCCGGGCCATCAAAACGGCCGGCGGCGCAGCCATTGAGGCCCTCGACGTCACCCAAGCCGAACGGCAGCAGCAGCTGCTGGAAAGCAAAGTGGCCGAAGAACGCGCCGCCCTGTTTGAGCAGTTCATTCTCAAGGCCAGCGCCAGTCTGCGCGACCAGAACGCCGCCCTGCGCGACAACGCTGAGCTGCAAAAGCTCCGCAACCGCCTGACCCTAGAAGGTGTCAGCTCCTCGCAGATCGACTTAGAGGAAGCGCTACTTAAAGTGCGGCAGGACCAGAACAAGCAGGAGCAGACCTACAAGGATCTAACCGCTACAACTAGGAATCCGAAGGTCCAGGCCACACTGAACACCGCCTTAGCCGAGCAGAACGCTGGCTTTGCCGAGCAGGTCCGCCTTCTGCGTGAGGCTGCTGCAGCTAAGCGTGAGTTTGACGACGCGATGCAGTTCCGCCAGGACTCCGACATCGGTAAGGGCCTACGCGACGGCGCCAAGTCTTACGTCGAATCCATCGGCACGATGCGCGAGGCCACAAGCCAGCTCGCCCAGACCGGCATCAAAGGCGTCGAGGATGCCATCTTCAGCCTCGTCACCACCGGCACCGCCAACTTCCGCGACTTCGCTAAGCAGATCCTGGAAAATACCGCTCGCATGATCATTCAGCAGTTGATTCTGCGTACTGTCATGCAGGCCATTGGTGCTATCGGCGGCGGTGGAGGAAGCGCACTCGCCAAGACCTTTGAGATGCCAGGCGCTGGATTCCCGACGAGTGGGTTCAAGTTTGCTAACGGCGGTGCCTTCGCCTCCAACGGCATCGTTCCGTTTGCGATGGGGGGTGTGGTCAACCGGCCGACGATGTTCGCCTTCGCCAACGGCGGGGTCGGCCGCCTCGGTCTTATGGGCGAGGCTGGCCCGGAAGCGATCATGCCGCTCCGCCGCCTCCCCAGCGGCCGACTTGGCATCGAATCAGCTGGCGGTGGAGCGCCCGTCACTGTGAACGTCAGCGTCGATGCCACCGGCAGCCAAGTCCAGGGCGACGCCGGCCAAGCCAGCCAACTCGCCCGCGTTGTCGCTGGCGCCGTTCAGGCTGAACTGATCAAGCAGAAACGCCCCGGCGGCATCCTAAGTAGCTAAGCTGAAATTATGGCGGTATTCACCTACACACCTTCATACGACGCCACCGAGGTAAGTAAGCCTCGTGTGCGTAAGTTTCGGGCGGGTGACGGGTACGAGCAACGTCTGCGTTTCGGCCTACGCACCGATCCCAAGGAGTGGCAGCTCACCTTCGCCAATCGCACCGACACCGAGCGCGACAATATCCTCGCCTTCTTTGAGGCTCGCGGAGGCGTCGAGAACTTCGACTGGACACCACCCAGAGGCACCGCCGGTAAGTATGTGTGTGAGGAGTGGCAGGAGACGCTAAGTAACTGCAATAACAATCAGATTCGTGCTACCTTTAGACAAGTCTATGAACCTTAAGCTGTAGGTGAATGTATGGCCGTACCAGTCTCAGACCTACAATCCGCAGCACCTAGCGCGATCATTGAACTGTTCACGCTGGAGCTAAACACCCTACAGCATGGCATCACGCAAACCTATCGGTTTCATGCCGGCAGCAACCTAAACGCTAACGGTGAGTTGGTATGGGCCGGCAACAACTACCTGCGCTTCCCCGTCGAGGCTGATGGCTTCAGTTACTCCGGCAAAGGCAGTCTGCCGCGGCCGACGCTGCGCATCGCCAACCTAAGCGGCACCATCACGGCGCTGCTGTTAAGCCTGCCCAATGGACTGGAGGGCGCTAAGGTAACGCGCATCCGTACGTTAGCGCGTTACATCGACGGCGTGAACTTCCCCGGTGGTGTCAACCCACTGGGTACACCGGACCCAACGGCTGAGTTTCCGCGTGAGATTTACTACATCGACCGCAAAGCAACGGAGAATCGTGATGTTATCGAGTTCGAGCTTGCCGCTGCATTTGACTTGTCTAATGTACGCGCACCGAAACGGCAGTGCATTAGTAACATCTGCCAGTGGGTGTATAAGTCAACAGAGTGTGGTTATACCGGCGCACTGCCGACATGCAGCAAAACCCTAGATGACTGTAAGGTGCATTTCGGCGCTACAGCAGAACTGCCGTATGGCTCATTCCCCGGCATCGGAACGTACCTGATATGAAGTGGCAAGCCGCTGCATTAGCGCACGCGCAAGCTGAAGATCCGCGTGAGGCGTGCGGGCTGCTTGTTGTGGTCAAAGGCCGGCAACGGTATTGGCCGTGTCGTAACCTCGCCGCTGATCGCGATCAGTTCATCCTTGATCCAGATGACTACGCCGCCGCCGAGGATACCGGCGAGATCATCGCAGTCGTTCACAGCCATCCGCATACCACGCCAACACCAAGCCAGGCGGATCTGATCGGCATTGAGGCCACCGGCCTGCCGTGGTGGATCATCAACCCACGCACCGGGCAGTGGGGGCCTGTTACCAAGCCATCGGGCTACCGTGCGCCGCTGATCGGTCGTGAGTGGGTGTGGGGCGTTACCGACTGCTGGGCATTGGTGCGGGACTGGTACGCCGAGCACGGCGTCACGGTACGCGACTGGCAGCGACCGCTCGCAGCGGATGACTTCGAGCGTGAACCGATGTTTGACAGCTGTTGGCGTGATACGGGGTTTCGTGAGCTGGAACCAGAAGAAGACCTGCAGCCGGGTGATGCGCTGCTGATGGCGATCAGCAATAGCAAGCTGAACCATGTTGGTATTTACGTTGGTGATCAGCTGCTACTGCATCACCTACGCGGCCGGCTGAGCAGTCGTGATTTGTACGGCGGCTGGCTGCAGAAATGCACCGGCCGCCGCGTCAGGCTCTACGATGCAGACAGGCTGCAGCTAACGCGATGCTGAGCAAGATTAAGCTGTACGGCAAACTGGCGAAGTTCATTGGCCATCGTGTGCTCGAAGCGGACATTGCATCTGCCGCTGAAGCTGTGCGGTTTCTGGTGGTGAACTTCCCAGGGCTGGAGCAGCACATGGCTGAGCAGCACTACCGCGTAAGTGTTGGCAGTTATGACCTAAGCGAGGATGAGCTGCATCACCCCAGCGGGCAGCAGCAGATCAGTATTGTGCCCGTAATTGTTGGAGCTGGTACGGTAGGGCGCATAATTGCAGGAGTAGGCTTAATCGCCCTTAGCTTCATTCCGGGATTCGCAGCTTGGGCAGGGCCGACTGCATACGCCTTGATTACAGGTGTTGGCGTAAGCCTCGCCCTAGGTGGCGTCGCACAACTCCTGTCACCCGTACCAACCTTGCCAACTGGGCAGGATACGCAATCTGACCCGCGTAAGTCATACAGCTTCTCCGGCATCCAACAGGTATCAAGGCAGGGTGTGCCGGTGCCGATCGCCTACGGTGAAACCATCGTCGGTAGCGTTGTCGTTTCCGCTGGTATTGATACCGTACAGGTGAGCGGTTGATCATGACGACACTACGCGGTGCAGGTGGTGGCGGCGGCGGCAAAGGCGGCGGCCGGCAGGAATACAAACCAACCGAAACAGCCGATAACCTTGATTCGCGCCAATACGCTACAGTCCTTGACCTAATCAGTGAAGGTGAAATCGAGGGCTTGGTAAATGGTGCGCAGTCGATCTTTCTTGACAACACGCCACTACAAAATCCAGACGGCAGCTACAACTTCCAGAACACTACCGTTATCACCCGTAACGGCACGCAGCTGCAGTCCTATATCCCACTGGAAGTTGGCGCACAGAATGAGGTGCCCGTAGGCGTTGCGGTAACTAATGCAACGCCAATCGTTCGCACCATCACGGACACCACCGTCAATGCTGCCCGTGTAACACTTAGCATCCCACGCCTTGAAGCAATCACCGATAAGGGTGACCTGCTCGGTGCACAAGTGCGGATGCAGGTACAGGTGCAATACTACGGCGGCAGCTACAACACCGTCATCGATGACTGGATTTCAGGTCGTACATCTGACCTGTACCAACGTGACTATATCGTCGGTCTGTCGGGTGCGTTTCCGGTCAATATCAAGGTTATCCGCGTTACAGCTGATGTGACAACCGGCGCCAAGATCGTTACTGATACGGTCAACTGGGCGAGCTATACCGAGATCACATACAGCAAACTGCGGTATCCAAACAGCGCATTGGTTTGGATGCGCGTTGATGCAGAGCAGTTTTCACGCATCCCGCAACGCAGCTACCGCATTCGTGGTATCAAGGTTGCAATACCAAGTAACGCAACTGTCGATAGCGTCACCGGTCGCTTGATCTACGCCGGCATCTGGAACGGTGTATTCGGTGCTGCGCAGTGGACTACAGATCCAGCATGGATTCTATGGGATCTGCTTACATCAACGCGCTACGGCTTTGGTGATCACATCCAAGCCGCAGACCTCGATAAGTGGGCATTTTATGCCGCTAGCCAATACAGCTCAGCGCTTGTATCAAATGGCAGCGGTGGCCTTGAGCCGCGCTTCAGCTGTAATGTCAACATCCAAACCGCAGAAGATGCCTATAAGCTGATCAATGATATGTGCTCAGTGTTCCGCGCAATGCCATACTGGGGTGCCGGCGCACTGGTCACATCGCAAGATGCACCGGCTGATCCGCTCTATGCCTTCACGCCAGCCAACGTAAAAGATGGCAACTTCAGCTACAGCGGCACTAGCATCAAGAACCGCCCTACTGTTGTTGTCGTCAGCTACCTAGACCTCGATGCGCGTGATGTCATGCGCGAGGTAGTTGAAGATGCAGACCTCATCGCTAAATACGGTGTCGTTCAGACCGAGATCAGTGCATTTGCTTGCACATCACGCTCGCAGGCGCGGCGTATGGGGCGCTGGATGCTATACACCGAATGGAATGAAACTGAGGTGTGCAGCTTCACGACCAGCATTGATGCTGGCGTGGTGGTACGCCCAGGACAGATCATCAGCATTGCCGATCCGGTAAAGGCCGGCGCACGGCGCGGTGGACGCATCAGCTCTGCTACCACATCAGCCATCACCATCGACGATTCAACCGGCATCAGCTTCGTTGCAGGTGCAACGCTGACCGTCATCCTGCCGACCGGCATCAGCCAGTCGCGGGCTGTTACCAGCATCGTAGGCCGCGTTATCAACGTATCACCGGCATATAGTGCAGCGCCGAACGCCAATAGCGTATGGATGTACGAAACACCCGACATCCAAGCAGCGCTCTACCGCGTACTAGCGATCGAGGAGCAAGATGGGATTGAATATAACGTCAGCGCACTAGCTCATAACCCTGGTAAGTACGCCTACGTTGAAGATGGCGCAACGCTACCGACACGGGACATCAGCAACCTAAACGTTGTACCTGATGCACCAACTAACCTAACCGCACGTGAACTGCTCTATGAAGGCACAGGTGGTGTCAAGTCGAAGATCATCCTAAGCTGGCAAACCGTCAAAGGTGCTAATCAGTACCGCGTGCGCTGGCGTGCTGAAAGCGGAAACTGGATCACTGACACCCGCTCCCGCGTTGACTACGAGATCCTCGATAATATCGTCGGCACGTATGAAATCGAGGTTTATAGCCTCAATGCAGCGCTGAGGCCATCCACCAACCCAGCACGGCTTACATTCCAAGCATACGGCAAGACAGCACCGCCTACAGCCGTTAGCAACCTATCGCTTGTAGCGGTTGATAGTGCTAGCGCCATCCTTAGCTGGGATCGAGCCACTGACCTTGACGTGTTGGTCGGCGGTAAGGTGTTGATCCGCCACAGCCAGGCGCTGATCGGTGCTGAATGGGATGCCAGCCAGGAGATCGTGGCTGCAGCCGCTGGTTCGCAAACGCAAAAGCTGGTGCCGCTGCTGGAAGGCACCTACCTAGCGAAGTTCGAGGATGACACCGGCAACCGCTCGACAACGCCGACGCTGGTACTGGCGGACCTGCCAACACCACAGCCGCGACTGCTGGTGCAGACCTACGCCGAAGATACCGAGGTGCCGCCATTCAGTGGCAATTACAGCGATATGGCATACCAGTCTGAGCTAGGCGGTGTGACGCTGGTTAGCGGCACACTTGTTGATGCAATGGCTACCGATGGCAACTGGGATGCACTGCCATCAATCGACGGTATTGGTGGTGTCGTCAGCAGTGGCACCTATGAGTTCGGCAGCAGCTACGACATGGGCGCGGTATTTGATGTGAACCTACAGCGCCGACTAGCGGCATTCCCGTACCTGCCCAATGGCCTGTGGGATGACCGGCTTGGCTTGATTGATGACTGGCCGGCGATTGACGAAACCAACCTTGATCAGACCGACGCACGGGTTTATGTACGCTCCACCGCTGATGACCCCGCTGGTACGCCAACGTGGAGCGAATGGCGGGAGTTCGCTAATGCGATCGTGCGTGGCCGTGGCTTTCAGTTCAAGATGGAAGCAGCAACCACTAATCCAGACCTCAACCTAATCGTTAGCGAGCTTGGCGCTGTAATGGAACTGCAGCAACGCACAGAGCAGTCAGCAGTGCTCACCAGTGGCGCCGGCGCTTATGCGGTGACATTTGCTAATGCGTTTTATCAAACCCCAGCAATCGGCATTACAGCGATGAATATGAGCACCGGCGACTACTACGCGATCACGGCAACCACTAGGCAGGGATTTACTGTAACCTTTAGGAACAGTGCCGGGACCGCCGTGAGTCGGCAATTCACCTATTCCGCCGTCGGCTACGGCAAGGAGGTTTGATCAATGGCGCAGGCTGATTTCAACGTCGCTAACCAGTCAGGCGCCGGCTTCCGCTCTGACCTCAACAACCAACTGCTGGCGCTCGGTACGCTGAGCAGCGGCGGCTCCGCACCGAGCACAACCTACGCTTATCAGTTCTGGGCTGATACAACTGCCGGCATCCTTAAGCAACGTAACGGTGCTAATTCGGCGTGGATTTCAAAGGGTACGCTAGATGGCTATGCGCTGTATGGCCAAGAGCTTAGACCTACTGTCGATAATGGCAACCTAGTCCTTAGTGGCGGCGGCACAGGTGGCGCCAATATTGAGCTGTACGGCCCAACTTCAGCATTTGTGAATCAGGCATACTACGACGCAGTAAGCCATGAGTTTCGCAGCGTAGATGGTGCTACGTCATACGGTAAGTTCACTTCCGGCGGTACATTTTACGTTGCAAGCGCAAGTCTAGGTGTTGGTACATCAACACCACGCGGCAATTTTAGCGTCGGCACAAGTTCAACAGGCGCTAGCACGCTTTCCATCCACCTTGGCTACAGCGCCTCTGATTACTACGGCTTTCGGTTTGCCAACACAAATACGCCTACTATAAGCGCTGCCGGTACGCTTGCAATTCAACGCGGCACAGTCGCTGCATGGACTGATGTAATAACGATTGACAACTTTGGGCTGGTAACCGCCCTAAGCGGCCTTAGCGGTGCTGTCACCCGCTCGACTGCTGTAAGCACTACATCTGGCACCAGTGTTAGCTTCACATCGTTGCCATCATGGGTGAAACGTATCTCAATTCATCTTTCGGGTGTGAGCCTTAGCGGCACTGACGACCTGCTCGTGCGACTGAGCACCGGCGGAACGTTTGCTGCAACTGGTTACTCATCAGGTGCCAACTATACAGACGGTGTTGCGGCCACGGTGGGTATTGGCACTAGAAGTACAGTTGGCTACGCGATTAGCGTCGGCGTATCAACTAACATCCAGACCGGAACATATACATTCACCAACATCACCGGCAACATTTGGGTTGGAACCTATGTTGGTGTATATGATAATGACACGAGATACTGCGCATACGGTGCCGGTAAGGTAACGCTAAGCGGCACCTTAGATGGTATCCGTCTATTGCCCACCGGCTCTAACACCTTTGATGCCGGCACCGTGAACATCACCTACGAGGGCTGATCATGAAACGCATTGAAGTCAACTGCGAAACCGGCGAAGTCATCGAACTCGACCTCACCGCAGACGAAATCGCTGAGATCGAAGCCATCGAACCCGTAGAACCTCCCACGCCGCCGGCACCGCTTACCGCACGCGAGCGGCTGGAGGCTGCTGGGTTCAGCATCGCTGAACTGCGTGAACTACTGCTGGGTGATGACTGATGGCAGTAAAAGCAAAGACCGGCACCGCTCGCATTGAGCATCAACCCGGTAAGCCGAAGCGCACACGCCAAGGCCAAGGGCAGCACAGCAAAGCAAACCACAACCGCAAGAAGTGGCGCGGGCAGGGCCGCTAGTCTGTAACCATGGCAATCGCACCCGGCGTTTTTAACGATACGCTCCAGCGGCGGGCGGATTACGGTATCCAGCTGCAGTTTCTCGACAGCAGCGAAACTGCTATCAACCTGACCGGCTGGACCGTTCAGATGCAGGTGTGGAATAAGCTGCGCACTACAAAATACGCTGACGCAGCCATTAGCTATACCGATCGCGTCAACGGTACTGTTGACATCCTGATTACCGATACCGACACTGCAACATTCCCAGCTGAGGTGTATTATGACGTGCTGCTGATCAACCCAAGCGGCCTACGGGAATACTACCTAGAGGGCATCTTCTACATGAGCGAGGGTTACACAGCATGACAACCGTTAATGTAACGCGCGGCGATACTACTATCGTTCGCATCATCACTGCCGGCCCACAAGGCCCTGCAGGCGGCGGTGGAGGCGGTGCTGGCACAGACCTCAGCTATGACGCGGCAACGCGCACCATCGCCAGCTCAACGGGCGCTGATGCGGTGCTGCCCGTTGCAACCACCGCGCTGGCTGGCCTTGAGTCCGCAGCGGACAAGACCAAGCTTGACTCGATCACGGTTGATAGCGCCACGCTGGTACGCAAGTACGTTCGCAATAATTCCGGTGCCGGCATCCCCAAAGGCGCGGCGGTTTATCAAACCGGCAGCAGCGGCACCACCATCACCGTGGCATTGGCTGATGCCTCAGCCGAAGCGACTGCAGCGCAAACGCTGGGCCTGGCACAGGAATCCATCGCGCACAACGCTAACGGCTACGTGGTAGCAGTCGGCCTGCTTGATGGCATCTCGACGGCAGCGCTCACCGAAGGGCAGATCGTATGGCTTAGCGAAACCGCCGGTGAAGGCACCAGCACCCGCCCGACGCAGCCGGCGCACGGCGTTGTGCTCGGCTACTGCGTCAAGCAGGGCCCCGGCACCAGCGGCATCCTCTACGTCAAGGTTGACAACGGCCTCGAACTGGAGGAATTGCATGACGTTCTAATCGTCGGCGCTACTGCAGGACAGGTGCTGCGCCGCGCATCTGATGGACTGTGGAAGAATGCCCAGCTGGCCGCCAGTGACCTCAGCGGCCTCGGCGGTGCCGCGACGCTGAATGTTGGAACCACCGCTGGTACGGTTGCAGCCGGTGACGACAGCCGCATCACGGGAGCGCTAAGCGCCGCCACTGCGGCAACCACCTATCAACCCCTCGATGCCGACCTCACCAGCATCGCCGCGCTCACCACGACCACGTTCGGCCGGTCGCTGCTGACGCAGGCTGATGCAGCCGCAGCACGTACCACGCTCGGCGCCGGCACTGGCAACGGCACTGTTACTGGTGTCACGGCCACCGGCCTGCTCACCAGCAGCGGCGGTACTGCCCCGCAGATCAGCAGCAGCATCGCTACCAACTCACTGGCCGGGCGCTTCTCCGCCGGCACTGGCGCGCTGGAGGCCATCACCATCGGCTCCGGCCTTGCCATCAGCGGCGGCGCCCTGGTGGTGACGGCCGGAGGCACTGGCACGGTCACGAGTGTTGGGCTCAGCCTGCCTGGCATCTTCTCTGTCGCTGGCAGCCCGGTCACCACCGCTGGCACACTTACAGCCACGCTGGCCACGCAGGCCGCAAATCTTATCTTTGCCGGCCCATCCTCCGGTGCTGCAGCGGCGCCGACGTTCCGTGCGCTGGTCACCGCTGATCTGCCGAGCGTCATCCAACCCAGCGCAGAACTCACCCTGCCGCTCAACGCGCCAGGCTCACCCACGGCGCGGGACATCTACGCCGTAGCAGATACCATCCGCTACCGCGACAGCGCCAATAATGAGCGGCTGCTGCTGAACGCAACCGACAACCTCGCCAACCTCAGCAACACCACCACAGCCCGCAACAACATCGGTGCCGCTGCATCCGGCGCCATTGGCTCCAGCGGCCTCACGATGGCCACCGCTCGACTGCTCGGGCGCACAACAGCAAGCACCGGCGCACCGGAAGAGATCACCGTAGGCTCTGGCCTCAGCCTGTCCGCCGGCACGTTGACTGCAACGGGAGGTGGCGGCAGCGTCACCAACTACCAGGAGTTCACAAGTTCCGGCACGTGGACCAAACCATCAGGTTGTACGTTCTACTACGCCGAGGTGATCGGCGGCGGCGGCGGCGGCGGCGGCGGCAGGAGTGGTCTTGTCTCAACAGGCCGCGCTGGCGGTGGTGGTGGATCCGGTGGCACGCGCGTTTTTCGTTGGGGCCTAATCGCCGACCTCGGCGCAACCGAATCGGTTGTTATCGGAGCTGGCGGTACTGCTGGCGCTAGCGTGACCGGCCAAACAAACGGTGGAGCTGGTGGCTCCGGTGGCACTTCCTCCTTCGGCTCAGTATTGTTTGCGCCCGGCGGTGGTGGCGGCAACGGAGGCGGTACAGGTACAACAAGCGGCGGCACCATCGGTTTTCGTGGTAACGCAGCATTCGGTGCAGGCTTCGCCGGTGCAGGCGGCGGTACCACTGCTACTGCTGGATCGACTGCTGGATCCATCGGTGCATACGGCCCAGGTGGCGGCGGCGGCGGCGGCAGCATCAGCACAGCCGATGCGTTGCTGGCAGCTGCTGCGGGCGGTTCAGGTAGCGCCATCAACACCTCAGCAACAACAGCCACAACAGGCGGCGGCGGCGCCGCTGGCACAGCTGGTGGCGCAGGAAGTGTTGGCACCTCGGCGTCTGACGGCGGGGGCGGCGGCGCTTCTTCGATTACAGCCGCAGCCGGTGCAGGCGCCGCTGGCACATTCCCCGGTGGTGGCGGCGGTGGTGGCGGCGCTGTTCTTAACGGTGCCGGCGCTTCAGGTGCTGGCGCCGCTGGTGCTAATGGCGTCGTTCGTATCTGGTGCTGGTGATGACCATCCCTCACGTCCTGTTTAATGCCTCCGGTGAGGCGGTCAATCGGCTTCTGCTTGACGAGGACCACAACTGGCAGCCGCCTGCGGGGTTCACGATCACACCTGATCCTGATGGCTCAATCTGGGCTATTGCAACAGCGCCGCCACCAAAGCCGCCGGATCCAGACTGGACGCAGTTCCGCCAGGCGCTACGCACCGAAAACGGCTTCTCAGCTGCATTTCAAGCTGCAATGGCCGCTGACCCCATGGCAGGTATTGCGCTTGCACTGGGGCTTGATAACTTCCGCCGTGATGGCGACCCGCGTGATTTCGTAGATGCACTGCATAATGCCTTTGCTACGCTGTCGCCTGATCAAGGTGCATATATCACAGGCGAACTGCTTGCATTAGCGCAGCGCTGCAACTTACCGCAGGAGTTCTTAGACGCACTCAGCGGGTAAGCTGTAAGGCGAACCTGATGCAGGCAGCACGGTGGGTATCGCGGTGTGGCTGGCTGATAAAATGCCAGCAGATGAGCCCTATGGCGTGACTGACGACGATAAGGGCAGCGGCCTACCGCAACGCCTAGGAGATCTAACAACGCAGCTCATAGCAGCTGGCGTAATCGCACTGATCGCTACCTGCATTCGCGTGTGGGCAGGGATGGACGTAATCCAGAACCAGATCAGTACGCTAACGAAATCCGATAACCGCCAAGACCAGTTGATCGAGGTGGTACGCACTGAGCTTAATAATGTGCGCGTGAAGGTTGATGTGCTGCGTGCCCTCACGACCGGGCAGCGCTAGGCTTAGGTCATAACGCATCCGCCACATGCACCCCGAATACATCGGACTTGGTTTGTTCGTCGCCAGCGAGATCGTCGGCATGAGCAAACTGCGCAGCAACAGCGTGCTGCAGCTGCTGCTGGCTGCCGCCATGCGTGCCTTTCCCTATCGCCGCTGATGGCATCACCGATCACAATCGAGCAGTTGTTCCGCTACTGGCGCGACCTGCCGCATCAGCGCGCTGCTATCCCGCTGCTGGAAGCTGACATCAAGGCCAATGGCTACACCGTCGCCATGCGCCGCGATCGGGAGTGGTTCAAGACATGGAGCACCGCCGGTAAGCAGCTCGATTACTCGCAAGCGCTTGCGCTGATCAAGGAGTTTGAAGGTTGCCAACTGACGGCATATCCAGACCCCGCCAGCGGTGGTGCGCCATGGACGATCGGCTACGGCAACACGCGATACCCCGATGGCCGTGCAGTGCAGCAGGGCGATCGGATCAATGCCGTTGAAGCTGACCTAATGCTCCGCCAGGAGGTTGACCGCATCGCCACCAAGCTGAGTGGTGCAGTGCCCAACTGGCAGCAGCTGCAGGATCCGCAGCGTTGCGCATTGATTTCCTTCGCCTATAACCTTGGCGATGGCTTCTACGGTGCTGAGGGGTTCGAGACCATCACCCGCCGACTGAAGGAACGCGACTGGGCAAAGGTGCCGGATGCACTGATGCTGTACCGCAACCCCGGCAGCAACGTAGAAGCTGGGCTCAAGCGACGCCGCGAGGCAGAAGGCCGCCTGTGGCTGCAAGGCCTCGGGTTACCTGAAGCGCAGCAGCAACCCGCCAAGCTGACACCTGCCGCTAGCTTCTCCGCCAGGCTGACACCACACATCACGCTAGGTGAGTTTGCACTGGGTCAAGAGGCACGGCGCTTTCGCTTCCCGCATCAACTTGATACCGCAGCAGAACTGGCGGCATTTATGGAACGCTGCCGCACGCACTTCGGCGGTAAGCCTGTTGTGATTACATCCGGCTACCGCCCGCCTGAGATCAACCGTAGTGTCGGTGGCGCCAGCCAATCAGAGCACCTATACGATGCAAAAGATACCGGCGCTGTTGACTTTTACATCGACGGCGTTGACATCTATAAGGTACAAGAGTGGTGCGACAAGGAATGGCCATACAGCTTAGGGTATGGTGCGCCTAAGGGATTTGTGCATCTTGGCATCAGACCTGGCCGGCCGCGTATCCGGTGGGATTACTAACGATGGAACCAACCCTAGAGCAGCGCCTTTATCATGAGCAGCATCATAGATGGCTACATGAATTGCACCGTAAAGGTGACTACGAGGCGCTGCTAAAGGCTGCAGTTCTGCTTAATACGCTCTACTATCAAGAACGCATCAAGCTGCGGTGGGCAATGAATGAAGCTGCTGCAAACCTACGTTATTCAGTCGCAAAAGCTGCTGAACCTTAGGCTCCACCAGATGCCAACTGCTCACTGTACCGCAGTAGTTGCCAACCCATACCCTGATGCAGCCATCAGGTAAGACGAAAGTGCGGTAGGTGGTCATCGGTTCAGCGTAGCGTCAGCCAGGCGGTGGCTGCCAGCATCCCCAGCAGCCAGGTCAGGCCGAACATCACGATGGGCGGCGGGGGGTCATCTGTTGGCCTCCTGCTCAAGCCAGCGGGCGGCGGTATAGCCGCAGTCGTTTTCACGCATCCACGCCGCCACCTCGCGGATCGCGGCGCGGGCTTCTTCGCGGAAGCCGTCAACAGTGCCATTTCTGTAGATAGCGTCTGCCACCCGCTCCACCAGCGAATCGGCAGGGTCTGAACTATTTGGTTTTTCCAGATGGTTGGGCTGGGCGGCTGCGGTTTGCTCCGCCAGGGCGCAGTAGCTGGTGCCTTCGTCGCTGCTGCGGATGTGCGGGCAGGTGGCGCCAGCCTCCAGAGCCTCGACCCTGGCGCGAAGCTCCAGCAGTCCAGCGCATTGTTCACTTGCTGGGTGGCCCCAAGAGGCGTGGTTGGGCTTTGCGCGTTCTTCAATAACTTGCCAATCAGTCACTGAACAGAGTGCAATGGGATGGGCCGGATGGGCTCCGGCGGGCCGCTTGGTGGTCAGGGCTCGTCGCCGTCGGCCGCATTGTTGATCCGGTCCTGCAGGTCGGTCAGCTGCTGCTTGACATGGGCCAGCTCGGTGCGGAGGCGCTGGATCTCAGCGTCCTTCTTCTCGATCCCTTTGCGGTATGACAGCCTCACCTCTGGCGTGTCATGGACGAATGACTCATCAAGGATGGCCAGGCGCATGGTCTCGTACTTGCCCTCCAGCGCCTCGACCCTGGCGCGGAGTTCGAGAATTGACTGCGCCAGCGTTGTAATCGTGTCGCCACAGGTGATACCAGGAGCGATTTCTCTCGGCGCAGCTGCTGTATCGACTAAAGCCCAATCAAATGAACTGTTGCTTTTTGCGGTGCTCATCCCAAACTCTCCTGAACGGTGGTGTGGTTGTTATACCGCCCAGTTACGGCATAACTGCGGTGTGGTGTTGCAGCCATCTGGTGAAATACCATCTGGCCAATCTTCATGCCGGGCCATAATGCAACCGGATGCAGCTGGCGGCTATTGTGCAGCTCCAGTGTCAACGTACTACCGTGCCAACCTGGATCGCAATAACCGGCCATCAGGTGCTCCAAACCCTCACGCGCACGGCTTGACTTGAGCATAAATTGTGCTGCAATATCATCCGGCAGGTTGAATGTTTCGACCGTATGCGCTAACGCAAACTGCCCAGGCACCATCAGATACGGATTCTGCTGGCTGTGATCACCAAGCGGATACCGCACCAACTCAGGGCCTTGCACTGATTCAATCAGCAGCGTATCGCCAAGCCGTACATCAATACTGGCTGGATTGACAAGTTCAATATCAAACGGCTCCACCAGTGGCTTAGCAGCATTGCAGCGTGCAATGATTAGCCAGTCGCAAAGAATAGACATCAATTGGGCTCCTCAGTCTGTGGATCGAGTTTGTCCGCCATGTCTTCCAACGTTTGCGTGCGGACAGCGCAAAAGCTTTCCTCATTGCCGTAGCCTGACTCTGTAGCGGCGATATGACGCAGTAGAGCTGCTATGCCTCTGCTTATGTTGTACACACCGAGATCGACGTATGCAGCCTCCTCAAACTCTTCAAGCAGACGATCTGCGCGTGTTTGGCTGATGGTGTTCATTGCTTAAATGACTGTCCTGGTGTTGTGGTTTGGATCTGTAGCATCAATGCCGTGGCATTCGGGGCCGAACCCCGTTGCGACGTGTTCAGCGCTAAGGCCATCAGCCGCAGCGCTGGTGCGTTCTGCATCAGTGGCGGCTAGTGATGCAATCCAGCTGTCAAAGCTAGCACGGCTTGGAATGCCAGCCGGTAACTTCATGAACCGTCGTAAGTCTTTGGTATCACGGAAGAACATCGATGCGCCGCTGCTGTAGGCGATGAAATACCGCCCGTTCCAATCGCGGCCGGTTTCGATCCACTGATGCGGCGATAGGCGTAAGCTGTCGCGTTTCACTCAACAGCCTCCAGCTCGGTAACGATGGCGAGGAGCTTGGCGCGTACTTCTCTTGCTGAAATCATTGGGATTAAGGTTGAGTTCCACGGTGTTGTTTCTTCCGGCACCACCTGATCCGCAGCAGCACGTAGGACAGCGGCAGCAATGTCGTGATCCTCAGGACAACCATAGTTAAATAGGTCATCTATTGAGGCCAGCACCGCCTGCGCTTGTGGTGATAGTTCAGCCATCACTCCACCTCCAGCTCGGCGGCGATGGCGAGTAGTTCGTCGCGCACTTTGCAGCGATTTCTGATGGCAGCAAGTGACAGTGATCCTTTGTCGCTCTCGCTTGGTTCCGGCACCAACTGATCCGCAGCAGCTTGCAGGGCGGCAGATAATCCTCCGTATAGGTAAGCGGCCAACACCGCTTGTGTTCGTGGCGATAGTTCAGTCATTGATTCACCTCCATCATGCGTTCAGCAATGCGATGTAGTTCAGGGGCAGAAATCATGCCGTTGCCGTTTTGGCACTGATTGATTGCTTCCAGCAAGGCAGCAGCAATGCTGTCACGGCAGACAAGATCATTAGTGGCAACAGCTGCAAGCATGATCTCATTTACCTTGCGATTGAGATTTGCGTTAGCAGCGCGTGTTACCCAAGTTTCGTCAGTCATCGCAGGGCTCCAATGCAACGCGAAGTGTTTTGCGGCCAATGCCAAAAGTTCCCCAAAGCGTCCAATATCGACCGGCAAGCCACTGCCGTTCGGAAGGCTGGCTATTGATCCACCAGAACGGACCTATGTAGCCGTGCTCGGACGTAATGTCAACCATCACTCCACCTCCTGCTGCGGCACCGGCGGTTCCACTCGCTGCATACTTACTACATCACCATTTCGCACAATCTGATAGAGATATTTTTCGTCCGGTGCGGCAAAGACCCGAAACACCTTTCCGCGATACCTAACTCCATGAATTACGTAGGTATCGGTCATCACGTCATAGTGATTTGGCCTGGTAAGTAAGTGGCCGAGCATTTCCAAAGGGAACAGCAGTGCGCGTAATCCCAGCGCCCACCAGGGCAGGATGCACCCATCAGGCACATAGCGACTTACTACCAAATAAAAAAGATCAGAACGAAAGCGAAAAAAATTCATGTAATTTCAGGCGTTGTTTTGTGGCACCGGCAGCGCCCAGTGGGGAAGTGGTTGCCAATGAGTGACTTCCCCCTCATTAATTTTGACGCTACCATAGTCATCCCAGTTTTCTATCTCCTCGTACCAGGCTTCAGGCCAATAGAAAGTATCGGATTCCTCGTCGTATTCCAGAAAGTCGTCATCGTAAGTATCAGAATCTGCAGTTTCAAACTTTGCCGGAATCCAGCGGGCGCAAACAGTACGAGATTTGCCGTGACTGTTAAAGTAGTGAGCCAAGACTTTTATGCCAGGCTCGGGTAGCCGCTCACTCACTGGCACCGGCTCGATGGCGGGGCGGCCTCTGAAGCGCTGCAGGACGGCGCGGGCCAATAGCAGGCAAATTTCATCGGAAGGAACGTGCTCGTATCCCACTGCCTCGGCGGCAGTCTCTAGCAGCTCTTCATCCGTCTCCCCCTGAGGCTCGGGCTGGGCCAGCAAGGCGTGGGCGCGGTCAATCAACTGCTGCGACTGCGAGTAGTAGCCAGGCACGGGAACGGTCTCATCTTCTTTGGTAACTCGTGCTTGTAAGTGACTGGCCAGCTCAGCGCACGGCGCACGGAAATTGGGTTCAGTCATTGTTGGTCTTCGGTAGTGGCGGTACGGCCCCAGCGGGCCAAAGCCCGCAACACAATTCCAGTCAGCTCATCCCTGGTAGCACCATGCCAAAGGGGCAGGCT